TCGCGCAGATACACGCCATTGATCGGGCTTCCCGAGGTGCCCTGGTAATGCAGGATCGGCTTATCCGACGTGAAGCCGATCGCGTAGATGACCGACGCATACTTCCCGCTGCCCTGAATGCTCGGGTTTTTCCCGGCCGCTATCTCCAACGTATCCGTCACGCGAAACGTGCCTTGCGGGACGAACACGAACGCACCCGTCCCCTGCGACGCGACATCGATTGCCGCCTGAAACGCCGCGGTGCAGTCCGTGGAGTTGTCGCCGACCGCGCCGTAGCGCCGCACGTCGCCGACGTCGTAGAAGTAATTCGTCGGAGTCACGCCAGCCGCAGACTCTGCGGTAGTCTGCGGCCGATAGAGCCCGCCGATGATCGATTGCGAAAGCGCCGTGCCCGATGCCAGCAGTTCGGCCGGCTCCAGCGGTGCGGTCGACGAGTCGGCCCACCGCGCCCACAGTCCGCGACGTGATGCGACGGTCGGCATCTGCGCGTTCGTCCCGCGTGCCGGGTCGCCGTCCGCATAGCGGATGCTGTTCTGCGTCAGTTGGTACAGCCGTTTCGACAGCCGCGTGCAGCGGTCCAACGCGCGCTCGTGCGTCTCCGCCGGGAACGCATCGTTCGCGACGTAGTCGACCGGCTGCGTGCGCTCCGGGTCGTCGATGATGAGCAGCTTTTCACCGGACGCCGGTGCCGTCGTCATGGTCACCGAACCGGTTGAACCACCGCCGCCGGACACCGAAAAGCCGGTCGTGAGCACGGCCGGAACGCCCGCCGAACTGGTCAGCACCACCTTCAGGTCGGCCGACGTGTCGAACGGGAACGGCACGGCAAACACGGTCGACGATCCGTCGCCGTCGTACTGGATTTCAGAGGCTGTACTGGCGATCGTCATGCGGCCCTCCGCGGGCGAATGTCTTGAACCGGACCGACCGAATCAACGCGTGAACGGCTGCAGGCGGTCCTGCGATGGCGCCCACAGGAACGTCTGCCCGTTGTCCTTCTCCACGCGCTGCTCCATCCGCCGCAGCGTTCCCGGGCTGATGGCTTCCTGCACGTCGTAGAGGAACAGGTAATCGAGCGCGATCCGCGTGTAGAACAGGTTCGCGAACGGGGTGTTACTGATCGCGAGCCGCAGCGCATCGCCGCCGTCCGCCTCACCCGCGCGCAGCTTCGCCCAGGTGTTCGCGATCTCCGCGCCCGTGCCAAGCACCGGACCGGCCAGCGTCTCGAGCGCGCGGTTGCCGCTGCGGCTGTACTGCCCGAACAGGAAATCGCCGTAGATGCCCGCGCCGCCGCCCTGCACCATCGCCGCGGCGATCGTCTTCACGTCGGACGGGTCGCGCGGCGTGCGGCCCTTGAGCATGTCTTTCACGGACATCGCGGCGTAGCCGAGGACGGTCGTCGCGACCATCAACTGCGACAGCCCCTTGATCGTGCCCGGCAGCCCGTCGCGCCCGTACACCTCGCGGCCGATGACCTGCCGCGTGAACGAGACCGGAAATCCCTTGAACTGCGCGATCGTGCGCGCGAGTTCGCCGCTGATCGTTCCCGCCCGCGTGCCCTGCCGAAGCATGGCGCGCGCGTCCGCGTCTGGATTCAGCACCGCCTGCTCGGCGCGGTCCACGACGTAGCGCCGCAGCTTCTGCGCGTCCTCCGGTGCAAGCCCGTCCGGCACGAGGAACTCGACGCCGTCGTGCGCCTGCTTCACGCCCGCGGCGCGCATCCGGTCCCACGTCGGCGCGTCGATCTGGAACATCCCGAGCGTCCGCTGCAGTTCCGGCGCGAGGTCGTCGAACGCCTTCGCCTTCTGCAGCGCCAGGTGATGCGACATCGACAGGCCCGCGCTCGACCGCAGCGAGTCCGTCCACCACTCCAACAAGTTCCACTTGAAGAACTGCTGCATCATCCGCGACGTGTGCCCGCCCATCGACTCGTCAAGCGAGCCCGTGCGCGTGATGTCGCCGACGAGGGAATCGAAGAACACGCCGAGGCTTGAGAGGATCTCCTTGCGCTCGCCCGCCGCGCGCCCCTGCACGACGCCGCCGATCGCTTCGCCGATGCCGGACAGGAACCCGCGGCCCTGATACGAGAGTTCGGATGCGTACGTCGCGAGGTCGGACACCGACGAGATGACCGCGCCGCCCAGCTTCGCCATCGACTGCCACGCGCGGGCGTTCGCGGCATAGCGCGCGAGCGTCTCGTTCACCGGGCGGTTCACCTCGCCCGTCACTTCCTTCACGCGGTTCGCGAGCCAGCCGTTCGCCGCCTCGTCGAACTTGCGGGACGCCTTCGCGTCGCCTGTGCGGCGGATGCGCTCGCGCAGGTCCGTCGTCAGCCGATTCACCATCGCCTCGGGATTCGGCCCGAATACGCGCATCAGGCCGGTGTTCCGCGCCGAGCCCATCAGCCCGTGAAACACCGCTTCGCGCAGGTTCCCGCGCCCGAACTGCTCGTTGTAGTCGGCCCACGCATCTGCGTCGCGGAAGTGAAGCACCCGTTCCTCGCTCATCCGTTTCGCGAGGTTGCCGGGGCCCTTGAACCCGTCCGTCTTCGACGCGCCGCGCGCCGTCAGGTGTACGCCGCTCGCGAGGTTGTCGTACGTCTCCGCGAGCCAGCGCCCCTTGTCCGCGATCGGTCCGCGCTCGGCTTCGATGCGCGCCCAGTCCAGCCGCGGCTCGATGACCGCGCGCCAGCTATCGAATCCCGCGCGCATCAGCCGCGTCGCGTCGTGCGACTGCGAGACGATCCAGCCTTCGAGCTTGCCGATCCACGCGCCCGCGGCGTTCGCGTCTGCCCGCGCTGTCTCCTGCACCCGATGCACCGCACGCGCCACGTCGGCCGCTTCCCGCGGGATGCCGGCCAGGTTCGGATTCGGGCTGTTCAACTGCCACAGCGCGCGCGCCACGTCGCGGTCCATCGACCCCGTCCGGAAGGCGTCGAGCAGGTTGCCGCGCTCCAGTTCGGTCGTCAGGCCCGCGAGGTACGTGTTCGTCAGCACGCGCTGCTCGAGCGCCGCCGACGCGCGGGCGCCAGACTTCGCGCGGATCGAACCCGTCAGCAGCGCGCGGAGCCCCTCGGCCTCCTGCCCCTGCCAGTGCGTGCCGATGTAGTCCGACAACGTGCGGAACCGGATGGCGTTCAGGTTCGCATTGCGCTTCGTGATGAGCGCCGCGAGTTGCGCCTGCTGCGCCTGACGGGCTGCCGCCGCCGTCAGCGCGTTCGGCCCGCCGCCCTCGCGTGCGATCTGCGCCGCCGTGTTCTGCAGGTTGTCCGCGATCAGCCGCAACTGCTGCGGGTTGGTCTTCTCGCCGAGCGCCTTCGCGACGCGCCCGATGCATTCCTTCGGGATCTCGTTCACGTTCCGAACCTCAGTGCGCACGCCGCGAGCATCCGGCCGGCGCGGTCCATCAGGGCCGCCTCCTGAACCGCTCCGTTCGCCGCTTCCAGTTCCTCGCGGATCTCGGCCGGGAACACGTCGGCATCGCCGTCGGCCTTGCCCTCTGCTTCCAGCGCGCGAATCTCCGCTTCGATGTCCGCGATCTGCTGCGTCACGAACGGGTCGGCCGCGGTCTCGCCGCGCGCGAGCGCCTCGTTGATGCGCTGCACCGCGCCGGGGTCGGTCAGCGGGCGCGCGTCCGGCGACACATTCGCCGCCTCACGCACGCCGTCTGCGTCACGTCGCAGCAGCGCGTCGACATCCACCGGCCGGTCGGACACTGCCTGCGCGACCGACGCCCGCAGCGCCGCCTCGCGCGTCTCCGGGCCGGCACGCGTCGCGAGTTCCGCCGCCGTGTCGTACTCGGCCAGCGTCTCGCCGTCCGGCCCTTCGTTCGTGGAGTACGCCCGCGCCTCGTCGTCGAGGTTGCGCAGGTGCTCGGCGATCTGCTCCGGCGTCATGTTCGGGTCGATGCCGTCGCGCTTCAGCGAGTACGCGAATTCGTGCGCGTCGTTGATGCGCTGCACGTCGGCAGCGGCGTCAGTTCCATAGCGCCGCGAACCGTTCGCGTCCTCGGCGATGGCGTCGAGCAGTTCGCTGTCGCTGATGTCGTCATATGCCGCGTGCTCGGGGAAGTAGCCCGCCTCCCACGCGCGCTGCCGTACACCGTCCATGTCGGCGCCGGGCGTGCCCTCCTTGCGCACCAGCCCCGGCAGCACAGTGCCGCGGCCCTTCTTCCCCTGCGAGTACACGTCGCGCGCCGCGAGTTCGCCGCCGTCGTCGATGATCCCACCCGTATCGCGCACGAACTGCGACAGCGACTTGACCGGTCGGCCGAGGTAGTTCGACACCGACTTCGGGTCGTTCACGTCCACGCGCGGCACGTCCTGCAGCATCGTGTGCAGGGTCGTCGCCTGACGGAAGTATTCGTCGGGGCCGCCGGTCTCGCGGGCGCGCGTGTACTGCGCGGGATCGATGGCCGGCGCATTCGGTGCCGCCGCCTTCGCGTCGTTCGTCGCGAGCGCCTCGTTCAGTCGCTCGACGCGCCGCGGCGCCGCCAGCCGATCCGCGACCGCACCGCCCGCCGCGTGCAGCCCGCCGCCGAACACGGTGCCGAGCCCGATGTTCAGCAGCGAATCGGCCAGCGTGTAGTCCGCCAGTTCCTCGCGCTTCGCGGCGTAGATGATCGGCTCGACCGCCGCCGCACCGACGCCGCCTTCGACCGCGCCGACGCCGGCCCGCACGCCCGCCCGCGCGAGCGCCGAATCACCGGCCGACGCCAGCAGCCGCGCGTACCGCGCCTCACCGACCACCGGCACGAACGCCGACGCCACCGTCAGCGGGTCCAGTAGCGACGTCGCCAGCGTCAGCCCGAACCGCCCAAGCGTGGCGCCCGCCGTCCGCGGGGCCCGGCTGATGATCGCCTGCCGCTGCAGTTCCTCCGTCTTGCGGTTCGCGATGATCGACAGTTCCAGCGGGTTGTATGGCCGGTCTTCCAGCGTCAGCACGCCGTCGAGCCCGCGTTCGGCGAGGAACGCCTTCGACTGCTCCGCGTCGAGCGTGCCGTAGGCGAGGCTGCCGTACTTCCGCGCCGTGGACAGTTCCGACCCGCGCAGCAGCGACGGGCCGACCAGGTCGGAGAACGCCTGCGAGATGACCGCGCCGCGGAGCGCCGTCGGCTCCGGCGCGAGGTCCGCCTGCGTGTACCCGTCTTCGTAGAGCCCGGCCGTCGATAGCGGCATCACTTCACCGCCATGTTCCGCTCGGGGAACCGCGCATCACGCGGACCGGGCCCGCGCGTCGTCTCGAGCGTCGCGAGTTCTTCCCACGTGTACTGCACAGGCGTCCCGTCGGCCCGGCGCACCGTGCCCTGCCCGCGCGTGGACGGGATGCGCAGCACGAGCCCGGTGCCGTCCGCGTTCGTCGCCCAGTAGCCCGACGTGCGGACGTTGTATTTCAGGTCCCGCTGCGCCGCCGCGGCGTCCGAGTTCGGCATGGCGAGGATCGCCAGCGGCTCAGTCAGCGCCCGCTCCTGCGCCGCCTTCGCGCCGTCCATCACCCGGTCGGGGTCGTACGCCCGCGGGATGCGCGCCAGGCCTCGGAACTCGTATTGATCCCCGACGACCGCCTGCACCGCCTGCGTCGCCGCGTCCGCCGCGCCGATGCCCCGCAGCCGCAGCGACAGCGCGAGCGCCTTCGCCGCGCTGGCGTGCTCGCCGATGCGCGACTCGGCGTCGAGGTTGTCGGCCAGCGAGTTCGCGAACGGCTCCAGTTCGGTCGCGATGCGCTCGTCGATCGCCGCCGCCTCGCCGCGCGGCAGCGCCGCCGCGGCCTTCTGCACATCCTGCGACAGCGCGGCATCGAGCCGCACCGCCGCCTCGGGGCGCATGTTCACCATCACCCGGGCGGCGCCCTCCAGCTTCGGCGCGATCTCGCGCACGACCGTCGGCCACGCCTTGCCCCACTGCGCCGCCAGCGCGCCGAGTTTCTCGGCCCGCGCGCCCGGCTTCTCCGGGTCCGGCTCCAGGTCCTGCGCGACCGCCTCGGCGTACGCCGCCGGCAGGATGCGCGCCTTCTCGCCCAGCCCGAGCGCCTCCTGCGCGCCGCGCATCTTCGACACGTACGCCGCCAGTGCCGCCGGATCGCTTTCGCCCGCCTGCAGGGCCGCCGCCAGCGCGCTATCCCGGCGCAGCAGCACTCCGGCCGGGTCCGCCTCCAGCGCCCGCCGCTGCTCGCCGTAGAGCCGCACGGCGAGGTCGTAGGCCTGCAACCGGTCGGCCGCGCCTTCCTGCCCGCCGGTGCCCTTGAGCGTCTCCAGCCGTTTCGCCGCTTCGGCCGGCGGCAGCAGCGCCGCGTCGCCCGCCGCGTCGAACGCACCCCATCGCGTGCTCGCCGCCTGATACCGGGCCGCACCCTCTGCGCCGTACGCCGCCACGAACCGCGACCGTTCCGGCAACGATGCCGGCAGACCCATCTGCCGCTGCGCGAACGCATCCTCGATGTCGCCCCGCAGCATGTCCCGCTGCTCGGCCTGCCGCGCGCGGGCCTCGGCCTCGCGGCGACGAATCTCCGACTCGGCCGCATTCCGCGCCTGCTGCCGCGCCTCGTAGGGCAGCGACCGAATCGCCGAGTCCTTCGTCTGCTCGTCGCCCAGCGCCTTGCGCATTCCGTACGGGTCGCGGCGAATGCGCGACTCGACCGCCGACTGCGCGATGCGTTCGATCGCCGCCTGCCGCGCCTCCTGCCGACGGTCGTCCGGCAGCCCGGCCGCGTCGATGGCACCAAGCTGCTCCGCGGCGATGGTGTCGAAGTCCTGCGGCCGGAAGTCCACCGCCGTCCGCGCCGCGTCCGTCGATCGCGCCAGCCCGTCGATCTTGTACTGGAACGACCGCTTCGCCTCGAACCCGAGCGCGTCCTGCTGGAGCGCCAGCCGCATCTCGCCGAGCCGCTGCTTTCGGTAGGCGCGCGACGCTTCCGTCTGCCCGCCCTTCACGACGTCATCGGCCTCGGTGTCGAAGTCCTTCAGCACGCCGAGCGCGTACTTCTCGGCCGCGCCCTGCGCCGCTGCCTCGCGCTTCGGCAGTTCCTCGGCCCACCGCGACCGGACCGTCATGATCGCCTCGTTCGCGGCGACCGCCTCGCGTTCTTCGAACTTCCGGCGCTCGTTCTGTTGCAGCGCGTCCTGATCGCCCTGCACGGACTCCAGCGCCTGCCCGAGCGCCGACAGCGCGCGACCGCCGCTGTCGATCTCCACGCGCGGCATCGACCCGTACGGCGTCGTCGCCCGCGACTGCTGCTCGTAGAAGTTCAGGCGCGGCATCAGGACACCAGCTTTCCGCGCGTGTACGCGCCGGAGACGCCCGCCAGCAGTTGCCCGCCCGCCAGCATCCCCATCCGCTTCCCGCGCATCCGCTCAGACAGCGATTCGGCCAGTAGCCCGCGCGCCCGCGACTGCCCGGCATACCGCACGTTCAGCGCGTCGAGTTCTGCCATCACAGCCGCCTGCTCGAGCGAGGCCGCCGACGAGCCCGTCATGCCACCGCCGTTCTCGGCGATGGCCGCCGCCGACCGGCCGAGCGACTGCCGCGCCGCACGCCGCTGCGCTTCCTCGTCGCGCGCGCCCTGCGCCCCGGCGTTGCGGGACTGCTCGCGCAGGATCTGCGCATTCAGTTTCGCGTCACGCGCACCGGCCTGCGTGCCCGCCGCCTGCATGATTGCCGGAACGTATCGAACCCAGGACGACATCAGCGCACCCGCAGGTAAAGGTCGTGAGGAACAGCCGCCGGACCGTACGGCCCCAGCGCCTGCCACCGTTCGAAGCCGAGCAGCCCCAGCCAGCGCGCGCCCGCGGCGTACCCCGTCTGACAGGTCGCCGTGATCTCGGCCCGGTCCACCGTCTCGATGAAGCGCAGCGCGTACCGGTGCAGCCGCACCAGCACGCCGCCCGCCCGCGCCGACAGGATCGACCACAGCATCCCGCGCTCCGCGCTGAACTCGACCAGCCCGCCCAGCAGCATCGGCTCGTCGCCGACGAACACCGAGAACGCGGGCCCGCCGTCACGCATCCGCTCCAGGTGGCGGCGCGTCATGTGGTCGCGCACGTACGCCTGCGCCGGCTGCAGGTCGATCGCGTCGAAGTGCGCTGGGTCGAACGGGCGAAGCGTGATGTCACTTCCGCGCATCGTTCACCTGCATCCGCGGGAACAGCCCGACCACCAGCGTCGGGAACGGCTGGTCGTTCACGAACTCCATGCGCCCATTCGGCTCGTAGTCGCCGTCGATGGTCACGTCGATGTCGCCGGAGAACAGCGGCGGCGCCTGATCCATCGACGCGGACGGCCGGCGGTACAGCAGCGGCGAGAGCGTGCTGCCCTCCATGCCGAGCTTCCCGCCGAGCGTCTCGATGAGACGCACCGTCGCGCCGTGGATGCGCTTCACCTTGCCCTGCGCGGTGCCGTCGCCGCCGCCCGCTTCCGGCCGGAGCGTGATGAACCGTGCATCCGCCTGCAGGCCGACGTGAACGACCGATGACGCACGGTTCAGCGTGATCTCGCCGCCGCTGACGGTGCAGTCGGGATGGCTCGCGCCATCGACGCACACCTGCACCGTTTCGCCTTCCAGATGGTCGAGCCCGGTGACCGTGGATACCGCGACGCCGTCGTACGTCAGGCCCGCATCGACGTAGAAGCCGTTTTCCTGGTCGTCGCCTTCCTCGTGCGCGCGTTCCATGTACTCGACGAACCGCTTCGTCGCGCCGTTGATCGTGCGCCGGACGATCAGCCACACCTCGTCGCGGTCCCCGTTCGGGTCCGGGATGCACTCGACCGATTCGACGAACCCATCGCCGCCCAGCGGGTGACGGTGCCAGCCGATCACGTCCTGCTCGGTGTCCAGCGTGAAACCGATCAGCGAGCCATCCGCCAGCCAGCACCAGATGACCGAGTCGGGCTCGGACTGGTACGCCATGCCGACGATGCCCGTGCGCGTGATGTGCGGCGCCAGCGCGTTCATGTTCGCGGACGAGAATCGATCGATCTCGAACGAATACTCGAGACGCAGCAGCCGACGGCCGGACCGCTGCACGTAGACGACTGACGTCCCGACGATGAGCGGCTGAACGGCGCGGCATCGCTTCTTCGACTGCCGCTTGATCTGCACGTTGTCCGGCCCGAGCGGATCGACGCTCGTGATCGGGCCCAGCGCGAACTCGCCGCCGGGCGTGCCGATGATGAGTCGGTCGGCTTCCACCAGCCAGAGGATCTGGTTCACGTCCTGCGCCGTGAGCGTGCGCGTGATCGCGGAATCGGCCGTCACCGACCCCGACGTATCCGGCGAGAGGTCGTCGTACTGGCCCGGCACCGACGACCACAATTGCAGCCCGGCAGCCCACCACAGCCGCTCGAACGCGAACGCCACTGCCGTCGGGTAGCCGGTCGTCTCCGACCACGCGCCGAGCGACCAACGCGTAGTGGCGTTCACGACCGCCGTGCCACCGCTGCTGTAGGCCGTGTTACTCGTCGTGTTCGTCTGCGCGAGGTCGAACGTGTTCGCGCCGACCGTGCCGGTGCGGAAGAACTTGTTGTTCACCTCGGTCATGCCGACGACGCCGTAGAGGTACACGGTCGTCGCGGTCGGGATGCCGTGCGCAGCCGACGTGACGACGCCGGGATTCGCCTGCGTGATGCCCGTGATCGTCTTCGCCGACCCGACCACGCCGGCCGGGAGTTGCGTCAGCACGGTCGCCGTGACTTCGGTCGCGCTCGTGTACGCCGTGATCTTCACGACGCCGTAATTCGCGTCCTGATATTCCCAGTAGACGCCGATACTCGTGTCGTTGCCGTCGCGCGCCACGCCTGACGAGTGCGTCGGCGGGATCGTGCCGGTCTTGTTCGAGTTCAGCGCCTTGTACGTCTTGCCGTCGTAGCGCCGCAGGTCGCCCGCGTTCACCGCGGCATTGCTGTCCGGCTCCCACGGGTCCACGTCCAAGTTCTGCGCCTGCAGCCGCACCAGCCGGCCAACGTCGGTCGATGCGAACAGGTTCGCGTTCGACTTGAGCGTGATGGACCCGGTCGCCGCGGACGCCCACAGCACCTGCGTCTCGTCCTTGTTCTGGTCGAGAAACGGCCCGGTCGTCGGCTCGTAGTCCGCGAACACCCAGTTCGTATTGCCGAAGCGCGTCAGCGTCTGCGGCTGGATGTCGCCGTTGCTGGCGATGTACAGCACGTCGCCCGACTGCTCGATCGACAGCGCGAACGTCCCCTCGTCCGTGATGAGATCGGCCGCGGCGTACGGCGAGACGATCTCGTACGGCACGCCGGGCGCCGACTCGACCACGCCGTGATCGGTGTAGAAGCGCACGTACAGGTCGCCGAACTCCAGCACGAACGCCTGCGTCGCCGAGAACTCGAACCGCGCCGTCCACGTGCGGTCGGCCGAGTCCTTCACCTCGGCCACGAACCGCGTACCGCCGCGCCGCTGCAGCGCACCCTGCACCAACGGGATAAAGTTCTCGCACCGCTTGAGGCCGTTCTGATACTTCGCGAGGTCGACGCGCCCTTCGAGCGTCGCGCCCAGTTCCCCCGCGTTGAAGTTCGAAACGGCCGGCGAGACTCTCACCGACCAGCCCTCACGCGCAGCCACGTGTCATCGGAGGCGCGTTCCGCTGCGGACTCCAGCGCGTTCGCGCGCACGGCCTCCTGCAGCGCCATCTTGTAGTCCCGCAGACAACGGTCCTCGCGCTCCGTCGACTGCGTGATGCGATAACAGCACTCGTACGCCAGCCGAGACGCAATGGCCTCCTGGAACGCTGCATCCCACTGCGACACGTCCGCGACCTGCTGGATGTACCGCACCTTGAGCGGCGCCGTCAGGTTCGTCAGGATCTGACGTCCCTCGAGCGAATACAGCGCCGTCGGGGCCGCTGCGAACTCGTCGTTCAGCGGTGCGCCGAGGTCGTAGTCGCCGACCTGCAGCAGCCGTAGGAACCCGTCGGGCACCTGGTAGGCGTACGAGTACCCGAACGCGGGCGTCGCCGAGAGCGCCGGCAGGGATGCCCGCGCAATAGAGAACTTCCACCGCCGACGGCGAAGCTCGGCGTCGCGGACCGGCGCGAACGACTCGTTCAGCGCGACCGCCTTCGGGTCGTCGTCCGTGAGCGAGGTGATCGTGCCGGCGCCGAGCTTGATGAGCGCGCGCTTCGCGATGGCGACCTGACTAGACACTGCGCAGCCCTCGCGCCCGGGAATCCGGGCGAAGGGTCGGCAAGGCGACCGACCGAATCAACGCCGCCCCCGGCGCCGGGCAAGCACGATGAACTCGCCGCTGTTGCCTGCCGCGAGGCCGCTGTACCGCAGATCGACGATCTGCCCGCCGACCACGAACGAGCCCGCGTCGCAAATGAGGATGGCCGCCGGGTCGTACGTCAGCGTCACATCCTGCCCCGACAGGCTGAACGCGCCCGCTGCCAGCGGGAACGTCCGCGCCGCGGCCAGCGTCGCCGCCTGCCCCGAGATCGCGAACGACCCCGCCGACAGGGCGAGCGTGCGCGCGGCCCGCAGGCCGATCGCCTGACCGGTGAGCGAGAACGCGCCAGCGTCCACCGTGAGCACCGGTGCCGCCCCGCTCGGCGTCAGGGTGACGTCGGACCCGGTGAGGGTGAACGAGCCCGCAGACGCCGCGAGGCGCCGCTGTGCGGCCAATCCGACGGCCGTACCGGTGAGGCTGAACGATCCGGCCGTGAGCGCGAGCGTGCGCGCCGCCCGCAGCCCGACGGCGGTTCCGCTCAGGGTGAACGAGCCGGCCGCGATCGGCAGCACGTAGCCCTGACGCAGCCCGACCGCACCACCCGTCAGGGTGAACGTGCCCGCGTCCGCGGTCAGCACCGGGTCGGTGCCGCTCGGCGTCAGCGTGATCGCCTGACCCGACAGCGTGAACGAGCCTGCCGCCAGCGACAGCGACAGGTCCCGCACCGCATCGCTGCCGGTCAGGGTGAACGACCCCGCCGCGATGGGCAGGACATAGCCTTGTTTCAGCCCGACTGCGGTGCCCGTGAGCGTGAACGCGCCGGCATCGAGCGCCAGCGTGTACGGCGACCCGGCCGGCGGCGCCTCGCCCGCGCCGACCCAGCCTTCGCCGACGAACGACGTAGCTGAACCGACGACGAGTCCGCCGGTGCTCGCGGCATTCTCGGAGAACGTGACATCGCCGCCGGTCAGCGTGAAGCTGCCGGCATCGCACGTCAGCGTGTACGGCGAACCGCCCGTCGCGCCGTTGATCGACAGCGCGCCGATGACCCATTCCCAGTTGGAAACGGTGCCCATCGTGTTGCGGGTCCAGTCCGTGACGACCGTTGCCGCACCCGCTTCCGTGGACGAACCAGCCGACAGAATTCCGCCGTAATTCCCCTGCTTCAGGATCGTCTGCGCGCCGCCGGCCGTCATGCCGAACGTGCCGTCAAGGAACCGGCCGATGAAGTCCAGCACCAATGCATCGGTGCCGCTCGATACCGAGCCGGACGCTGCATCCGCCGTTCCGTTGCCGTTCGCGAATACGGCGGTGCCGTTCGGCGTACCGCTGTCCACGCCGGACACGGCGACGGCGATGATCGCCATTTCCGACGTGGAGGCCGCCGGAGTGCCGGTGATCGTCACCGTGCCCGCTGTCGGGCTGGTGGATCGGTAGATGTGCAGCCGCAGGAACGACTGGACGACGCCCGAGTCAGCGATGGACGAGAACGCACCACCGCCGCCGCTCGACACGACCGACGTCACGCCGCCGGGCGACCCGTCCGACAGGATGAAGCCGACGTAGACGACATCGCCCGATGCGATGACGAGACTAGTCGCCGCGCACGATGTTCCGGTGCCTGTACCTATTCGGCTGTCGCTGATCGTCGGCGCGGCCATGCGTCAGTACTCGGCCACGTAGAACGACTTCCACCCGAAGTCTGCAAAGTTCGTATCGTCGCGCGAGAAGAACGCGAACCCGCTGCGACCGCCCAGCGCCAGCCGGTTCGTCGCGTCGGTGTCCTCGCCGTCGTAGATCAACTGCTGAATTCCAGTCGAAACCGGCGTCCAGTAGACCGTCACTCGCCAGTTGTCGAAGTACGCTTCTACGATGTCGCCGTCGTTCCAACTGATTCCGGACGAGCTATACGGCGTGTACTCCGTTGGCGCGGTGACGAAGCCCTGCGGCGAGTTGAACGACGATCCGAGCACACCGTTATGCCGCGCGTGCTGAAGGCTGTAGCCCGTACCATCGAATCCGAAGAGGATTTCGTAGTGCGCAATCGTCTGCGTGCCACCGTAGCCCCACACGCCCTGATGGATGAACTCGATCTCGTGTTCCAAGTTCCCGTTTGCCGCTGCTCGCGCATATGCTCCAGAGGCGACAGCCATCACGCCGCGGTAATACCTCCGGTTCCCCCACGTATTCGTGGCACTGACAAGGATCTGCGCATCCTTGTAGTCATTTGAGTTGCCGACGGCGCACGTCGCGCCGAACCCAGAGACGACCTTCGGCGTGTTCCAGTCGGACGGACTGATCTGATAAACGCCGCCTTGCGACGTCATCGGGTTTTCGTTGTACCCGAACGAGTCCGTGAACGTCTGGAATGGCGGATGCCCTATCCGCAGCCCGCGAGCCACGTCACACCTGCCACTCGCGCCCGCAGGCGCGAACGTACATGGTGGAACGACTCTCTGGCAGCGGCGTCGTGTTCGGTGGCTTCGGGCGACGTCCACCGCGCGGACGCTGCAATCCTCGCTCACGGGCGATTCGCGCGACGGTCGCTCGACGTACGCCGTAGACGGCTTCTACTTCCGTGTACGTGCGACCCTCGCGCAACAGCCGCGCGATCTGGCGTTCCTCAGCGATGGTGACGGGGCCGCGCCACGTCACTGCTTCGAACACACCGCGACCAGCGCGCGGCCCTTGTACGTCGGAGACTGCAGCGCAACGTCGGCCTCAGTCAGCGAGTGATACTCGGTCGTGCCGGCGATCAGCTTCGTGTCGCCGCAGGGCTTCGAGACGGGCACCGTGCCGAGCTGGTAGCCGCGGACGTTCGCCGTGCCGGTCGCGTTCAGAATCAGCTCGTAGACCGGCCGGGTGGCGGTCGTGCCGTTCGTGGCGACCTTCCACGTCACCACCGGTGGCGGGGGCGGCGGCGGCGGCGTGGTCGTCGTCTGCACGACGAGCGATACGGAGTTCGTCATGCCGCTGTAGAACCCGTCCGTCGTCAGCACACGCACCGCGAAGTACCACGTGCCATCGATCAGACCACTCACCGTGTATGAGGTCGCCGGCACCGGAACTTCCGCAACACGCGTGAGCGCATTCGGACTCAGCCCCGAGAACACCTCAGTGCCCGCCAGCGTCGTCAGCGGCTTACCGTCCGTCCACGTCGTCGGAAGCGTCCACGAGATCGTGGCCGTACCGTTTGCCGAGGTCGGCGGAGTCGTCGGCGGTGGCGGCGGTGTGGGCGTCGACGACGCGCCGAGCAGCGCGGCCTTCGTGATGAGCGTGCCAGTCGAGCACACCGCGGGGCCGGGCGCGTTCACGCTGATGGCGACGGAGTCCGTGTCCTTCAGCGTCGACAGCTTCGTCCAATACTGGTTCGCGGTCGTGTAGACCTTCGGGTCGGTCGACGGATCGGACCAGCGGAGGTCCGAGCAGCCGCCGCACGACGACGACGCGCCCCAGTCGGCCGCGCATGACAGCACCGTCGTCTGCGCGGCCGCAGGAACCGCGACGAACAGCAGAAACGCAGCGAGAGCGCCGCGCATCAGATCAGCCACGGCGGAGGGCCGTCGGGGAAGAAGATGCGAACGATTGCGTCGAGCATAGAGTTACCACGCGCAGATGATTACCAGACCGCCGCCGCCGTCTCCGCCACGACCGCCCGTGGTGCCTGCACCACCGCCGCCGCCACCCGAGCCGGGACCGCCGTTGCCGCCCGCACCACCGGCCGTCGCGTTCGCGGCGCTGCCGCCGCAGCCTCCGAACGAGAACAGCGGGTAGCGCGGGGGACCGAGAAGAAATCCGCCGCTGCCGGACACCGTGCCCGCCGCCGGCGTGGCCGGACGCGCTTCGGACAGCAGTGAGGCCGTGATGGCCGTGAACCCGCCGCCCGCGAAGTCCGCAGACGTGGTCCCCGCGCCGCCTGCGCCGCCAGTGGTCAGCACGCTCGTGACTGGGATCGTCTGCGCGCCACCCGCGGCGCCCGCCACCGCGCCGCCCGCGATGCCGATCTGTCCTGCGATGAATGCGAACTGACCGAGCCCGGCGAGCGGCATCGCGCCGATCGTCGCGATCGTTCCTGCCGTCCCGGCCGCGCCGACCGCCGCACCCGTGCCCGTGCCGCCGCCGACGGCTGCCGCTGCACCACTCACGGCCAGCGTGTTCGATGCCGCGGTGTCGGGCGCGATGGAGATGTAGGACAGCACGCCAGAGCCCGCGGTGCCGCCGCCGGAGGCCACACCCGCGCCGCCCGCACCGACCTGGATGAACAGTTGATCCGGCACGCACACGGCCGGAATCGTGATGCGCGTCACCGCGCTCGATCCGCCTCCACCGCCGCCGCCACCGGCCGCCGCTGCTGCGCGCGTGAAGCCGCCGCCACCGCCACCGCCGCCACCGATCACGATGGCTTGCAGCATCGACACGCCGCGTGGCTTCTGCCACGTCAGCCACTGCGTATTCGTGACGGTCGAGACGCGCGTGAAGACCTGCACGTTACCGCGCGTCATGCCCGGCAGATGCAGCGCGTCGAGCATCAGTAATCGCCCGCGACCGGCGTCACGACCCAGCCCGCCGCAACCGTCGTCGCGACTCCGACGTAGATGCGGAAGCCCGCCGGGAGCGCCACGTTCATCGGGTAGTCGATGTCGATGGTCGCCGCGGTGTTGATCGCGGTCGTCGCCGGCAGCGAAAGCTCGCCGTAGAACGAATTGTTCGCCGCAGTCGTGGCCGCGCTGCCGTTGTTCAGGTAGATGCGCGCAACGCTCGCTGTGTTCGTGCCCAGCGCCTTGAAGCGCAGCCGCTGCACGAACGAGCCGTTCGTCGAGTCCGCCGTGAACACCAGCACGTGATTGGCACTGGCGCCGGTGTAGTCGCCGGTCGCCGTCGTGATGGACGTCGTCATGCCGGTCGTGCCGTTCGACGACACCTGTCCACGACGGCTGTAGATCGGATCTGCATTGCCTGGCATGAATCGCTCCTACGGAATCGGGAACGCGTACTCGCGGCCCCATTCGCGGCCGGGAATCACGCACCGCAAATCGGTGATCTGGTTCGTTGAAATCGTCGTGTCGCTGGCCGGCACGTACACCACAGCGAGCACGACATCGTTCGCCGAGCGCGCCGCAGGCTTCGGTGCCGCGGCGGGCGTGCCGGTACGCGCGGCAATCGTGCCGCTCGAATTCACGACGACGAGGTCGAGACGCGGATTCGTGCCGTCGGCCGCGGAGATCGTCAGCGCGCTGTTCGCAACGACGTTGAACCACGCACGATTCGACCGCACTGCGCCGGCCGCGACAGCCACCGTCATATCCGGCGAGCCCTGCGCCGTGACCGCGCATCCGCTCAGCACCCCATCCGTGCCACTGAGCGCGGCGACCAGCGCATCCAGATACTCCTGAAACAGGATGCTCTGGATGTTGCTGGCGCCTTCGCCCTTGTCTGGAATGCTGAACGGCACGGCGTTGACTCAGGCGAGCTGGAACAGGCCCGAGGCCCCGAAGTCCAACGTGAACGTTTCCGTGTCCGCCAGCGTCACCGCCGAGCCGTAGTCGTACCAGCCGATCAGCGGATCGGCCGGCGACGTCGGGTCGTCGTTGTAGATCGCGACGTATTGGAACGCCGCCACGCTGCCGCCGCTGGCCGTCAGCACGGTGTCCGTGCACGCGAGCGTGTAGGTGCCCGCCGTCTGCGACGACGCCGACACGGAGATCACGCGCGACGACAGGTTCGTGTACGAGATCTGCGTCAGGTCGGCGAGCACGCTGTTCGTATTCACCGGCGCGTTCGCCGTCGCCGTCAGCGCCGCTGTCAGCGTGCACGTCGAGTCCGACGAGAAGTTGTGCACGCCCTCGGCAAGATGCTCGACGAAGGCACGAAACTTGTTGAACGCTGCCATTTAAGGCTCCTAGTTAGTCGATGTTCGGTGGCAGCGCCGACTCGGCTGCCGAGAGTGCGTCGAGCGTCGCCTGCGCGTGCATCAACGCGGCGTTCAGCTTCTCGACGGTGGCGGCATACCCGTGCCGCTCGGCGTAGTCGCGCGCGCGCGTGAGCGTCGCCACGGTGGCGAGCGTCGCGCTGCGGCGCTGTGCGATGACGAGCAACACGGCGGCGTGCGGCGAGTTCTCCACCGGGCCGCAGACCATGCGGTAATGCGCCATCAGCGTGCCGCCTGCGGGGATGCGATGATGTCGCGCAGCCCGCGCGCGTTCAGCCGGAATCCGCGGCGCTCGACGACTGGCCTGCCCGCGATCGGCACGCCGTTGTCGTCGACCCAGCCGACGACGATCTCGGCGCCGTCCGTCATGCGGATGTGCAGCGTGCGGCCGTTCGTGGCGACGTACGCCACCTCTTTGCCCTGCATCTGGCGGGTCAGGTCCATCAGTTCACCCCGCCGCCAGCGGGCGGCATCGTCAGCCGCCGAAGCGCCGCAGCGCCTCGGCCTTCGCGTCTTCGATGGCTCGCTGCACCCGCGCCAGTTCGGCGCGCGCCGCGTCCAGTTCCTTCTGCGCCGCGATGCCCGCCGCGACCACGTCGGCCGTCTGCGCCGCCGCAACCGCCGCTTCCGCGTCCGCGCGCTTCTTCACGTCGCGCGCATCGCCGAGCACGCGATCGGCCTCGGCCCGTGCCGCGACGAGCAGCCCGTGCGCATCCGTCTTCGCGCTCTCTCGCGCGCTGGCCGCTTCCGCCTTCGTGGACTCGAGCAGGGCCCGCGCCGCGGCGTTCTGCTCGCCGAGTTGTTCGGCCTCTGCGTGCCGCGCCCGAATCGTCTGCTCGGCGCTCGTGAATGCGTCGGCCGCTTCCTGCAATCGGTCCAGTCCCTTCAGGAACCGGCCGAACTGCTTCGTGACCGCACAGGCCTCGTTCAGCGTCATGTCGTTCACGGCGTGCGCCTCGCGAGGAACGTGAACGTCACCGCACCCGCAGCGCCGCCCGACAGCGTCGGCCGCACGTAGCGCGTGAGTTCCTGTACCTGTTCCAGTCCGCCCGCCGCCTTCGCGATCGCGTTCGCCTGCGGGTCCGTCAGCGACTGCCAGTTGGTGCCGTCGTTCGAACCCTGGAACGTCGCCGTTCCGCCGCCGAACGCAGCGCCCTCGATCTGGATGGACCGATCCGCCCACGCGGGCAGTTCGACCGCGGCGCCATCGTCGCCGTTCGCGAGCGACGCCCAGACCACCTGCACGAGTTGCCGGTGACCGTTGGGCGCGTACGTGACGGTCGGTGTGATCGTCGCCATGCGTGCCCCTTATGCGATCGGCGTGGTTTCGCGCGTCTGCAGGTACGCCAGGATCGCCTGCACGCCGAGGATGACGTCGAGCTTGTTCGCATAGACCGTGTCGCTGATGCGAAGCTCGATCGCCTCGGACGACGTCGAGCCGCCCTCGGTGACCTGCACCGGAAGCTGCTCACCACGGACCACGCTGTAGAATCGATCGGCCATCGTTCTCTCCCGTCAGGGAAGGGGCGGCCTCGCGACCGCCCCGCCCCGTCAGATGACGTACTCGACTTCGATCAGCGCCGTACCCGTCGCGTCCGCGGCGCCCGTGAGCGTCAGCGTGACGTCGTAGTCGACGCTCGGATCGGACGTGAGAGAGAGATTCTCCCAGACCGGCTTGGCGGCGTTCGCCACCGAGACGACCGTCGATTCGAGCGTGACGTCCGACTTCGAGAGCGCGCCGCCGTTGAGCGACACCGCCGACGCGAAGAAGGACGCATTCACGACCGCGCCAGCGTCGGCCGTCGTGCGATACAGGCCGATGTCCGCCGCCGTCGTCGTGCCGATGTCCGGCGACGTGACGCGCACCGCGAGCACGACCGCACGCGACGGGATCGATCCGACGCGGTACGTCGAACCGATCGAATCGCCGCTCGTGATGACGACCGTATCCAGAAGCGCGCGCTTCTCGCCCGCGACGACGCGCCCGTTATTGATGACCCGAGGCGACGCATCGCGGTTCGTGACCTGGGCCGACTTGATTGCTACGACTGCCATGTTCGTGTTCCTCTAGTTATGGCGGCCGATTACCGGCACCAGATCCGAACGACGCGTTCCTTCTCGAGACGCGTCGCGCCACCGGTCATCGACACGTACGCCTGCCACGGCAGACCCTGCAGGTCCTTGCGCTGGCTGATGTCGGTCATCGCCGTCTGCCAGTTGCCGTAGTACATGCCCGAGGGCACCCACAGCGGGCAGGCCGTCGACGTGCCGGCCGCGTCGTCGGTGCCGGTCGTCAGCAACTGCGTATGCACGAAGTTGATGCCGAGGAACCGGCGGATTCGGCCTTCCACGAGCACCGGCGCCTGCGCGGCACCAAAGTCCGTCGAGATCACCTGGATCTCGTTCAGCAGGTCGTCGTGCTCGCTGGCCGTGATCGCGCAGTACGGCTGCTCGGCTTCGAGGTCGACGTCGGCCTCCATCAGCCGGCGCAGGCCTTCCTTGAGCTTCGCGACGTTCATGCCCGACGCGCTGCCGCCGACGCTCACGGACACGTTCTGCCCGCCCGACGTGGTGACCGTCGAGCCGAACGTCTCCGTCGAGCCCGCGTTCACGCCCGTGTAGGCGTCCGCGAAGAACGCGCCGATGATGTGGCGATCCCTGCGGCGGTTCGCAGCGTTCACCGCGTTCTCGACGTACTTCGACTTCGGGTCGGTCAGGACCTTCAGCGCATCGAACGAGTCGAGAAGCTGCGGAAGGTCCGAACTGATCGGGAACACCCAGCGGCGCGACATCGGCGCATCGGTGCGGCCCATCGGCGCGAACCGGCTGGTGACGTCCGACATCTCGACCTTGCCGATCTGGTCGACGGGCGACGCCTTCTCGCCCGAGTGATTGCCCGTCGCGACCTTGTCGGACAGGCGGGAGTTCTTCTGCTGCAGGAGCAGATCGATGTTCCGAGCGAACTCGGTGAAATAGTGGGTCGGGATGTTGACCGACATGGTGCTGCACTCCGAAAAACGGTGGATGTCTCAGTTTTTCGAAGGGCGTGTCCGCTTGCGCGGGGCCGCTTCTTCCCACGGATACGCCGCAGGCAGCGGGCTACTCATTCAGCCGGTCAGCGGGGCGACGGTCCGTCGCGTGTCCGCATTCGGGCAAAGCGGGCGCCGGTGTTACCCGGCGCCCCAAGCGGGGGAGTCTCGACCTTGCCGAGATCGGACGTTGAACACGCAAACCGACCGAATCAAGCGGCCTTGGCTGCGATCGGTCCGAACTTGTCCATGAGCGCGAGATAGTCGCGCTCGCTGATCTTGTTCTCGATGCGAGCCTGCCGCGCTTCGTCGAGCTTCGTGCGCGCCTGCGCGGGCGTCATCGCGAACGACTGCGAGCCGGGGTCGCCGCCCGCGAACGCGTGCTCGCCCATCGATTCGCCGAGCGCCGCGAACAACTTCAGCATCTTCGACGTGCCGATCGCGGACTCGAGCGCGGTCACGTCGGACTCGCCGAGTCCGGCCTTCTGCCCGTACTCGCGGAACGCGCGGCGCGACAGTTCCTCGCGCTTCGAGTAGTCGGCGCCCCATTCCTGCTTGAGCGCGTCGAGCGCCTGCGCGGCCTCGGCCTGCAGCGCATCGCTCCGCGCCTTCATCGCGCCCGCGACGTGCTCGTTGATCGCCGACGCGATCTGCCCCGCCATGCCCTTCGGCACGCCCGCTTTGTGGAACACGCCCGCAGCGACCTTCGCGAACTCGCCGTCGTCGCCGTCCGGCACGGGCAGGCCGTAGTCCTCCGGCTTCTCCGGGCGGCCGAGCTTCGCCCACACGCCATCCCACGCCGCGGCGTCGTCCGGCTTCGGCAGGCGCACGATCTGATCCGCCGGAACGCCCAGCAGCTTCTCGGCGTTCATGTGCGCCTCGAGCGCGGTCTGCGCGCTGGCGTAGCCCTTGCCGTCGATCCAGGTGCGGAGGTCAGCCCGCTCCGCCGGGATCTCGCCGTACCACGGGGCCGCCTGCTGCTGCTGCGTCGTGGTCGTGGTCGTCTGCTGCTGCTGGTCCGTCATCGGTGGGTACCTCGGTGGGTTCCAGCCCGAGCATCATCGCGATCCGCAGGTACGCGTCGCGCAGCCCGTTCTGGTAGATCGTTGCGTACGGGTCGACCTGTCGCGATGCGGGACTGACGACCAGCCCGCCGCGTTCGTACCGGCAAAAGCGCCGCAGGTCGCGCAGCACTTCGTCGCCTGCCGGGGATGGTCTCCCGTTCAGCAGGAACAGCGCACGATAGGCCGCGCGCTTCCGGGCAAGTCGTTCGGCCGCTTCGCGCGCGGCCTTGCGTTCCGACATCAGGCCGCCGCGTTCCGTATCTGGTCAGCCATCGCCAGGTCCTTCGCTGCCGCTGCGATGCTCGGTGCGCCCTCGGCGACCGCCGCCATCGCCTGCTGCTGCTGCCGCTGACGCTGCAGAGCTTCCACGTCCTCCGGCGAGCGGATGAGCTTCGCCGGCATTCCGTTGATCTCGGCCACCTCGCGGATGCTCGCCGGGACGTCGACCACCAGCGCCGCCGCCGGGTCGAGCGCCGCCGCGGCGCCCGCAATCTCGATGGTGCGCGTGATCGCCAGCGCATCGGCCGCACGCCGCGCACGCGCGAGCGGCGACGTGTACACGACCTTGTAGCCGCTGCCGCGCTCGAGCAGTTCGTCCGGCGGCGGCGGGAGCAGCCCGGCACGGCCGAGGATGTCGAGTTCGCGTTCGATCATCGGGCCCGTGTCTTCGGCTTCCAGCCGGCCGGTCGTCGGCGACAGCAACTGCGCCTTCTCCTGCAGCCGCGCCATGACTTCGGTTGCCGTCATGTCCGGCTTTTCGGCGAGGATCTGGAACAGCGTCACCATGAACGCATCGTTCACGGCGCGCTGCTCGAGCGCCATCAGTTCGATACCGAGTTCGACCTTCGCGCCCGAGTTGAACGGGACGACGAGCGGCGTGCCGTCCGCGGACACCGCGCCGTAGTTCATGGCACCCGACCGCATGTTGAACGGCTCGAGCGCACCTTCTTCGGACAGCAGCAGCGGCGGATCGACGGCCTTCTGACCGGCGCGCAGTACGGTTTTCTTTTGCTCGTTCAGCGTCATTATCGCCGGGAACGCGGCCATCGCCGGGCTGCGCGCGTACGTCTCCGACGGCGCAAGCATGAACCGCCCGTTCGCGTAGGGGAACGTGCGGTAGCCCCCGCGCGAGATCACCGACTTGTCCTTCGGGAACACGTAGTAGGACGCCCACGGCATCCCGCGATAGCCCGCGCCGCCCGGTTTCAGTTCGTCGTTCGGCCGCACGCAGTGGATGAACTCGTGCTTCGCGAACGGCTTCTTCTCGGCGTCGTCCTGCACCGACTGCGGCGTATTCGCGCCGAACATCTTCACCGCCGAGCGCGCATCGAGGCAGAACTTGCGGTGCTGCAGATCGATCTGGCCCTGGTGGTTGTGCGCCCAGAACACTTCGCGGAACGGGATAGCGCAGTACCGGATGCCCTCGCCGATCGCCTCGTCGATGAACAGCGAGTAGTTCCCGAACGCGCCGAGCGAGAGGTAGTTCGACTGCCGTTGACTCGTGAAGTTGGCGTTCGGCCGGTAGCGCGCGGCGAACAGCACCTTCGTCAGCCGTTCGAAGTATTCCTTCACCGCCTGCGATTCGGCGAGTTCGTCATCTTCCGCGGCGAGCCCGTGCCAGAACTGATCGCGCGGCGTGATGCCGTCGTTGATGAACGCTGCGAACCGCTCGTTCGCGGTGATGGCCGTCGTGTCGAACGCACGCTCGGAGCGCGGCGTGCCTTCCTCGTCCGTGGTCGTGAACGTCGCCGAGGACGGCATGACGCGAAGCGCCACCTCGTCCCAGAACGATTCGAAGTTCGCGCGCCGTCCTTCCAACTCGGACTGCAGCGCGAGGATGGTGCTTGCGTCGTCGCTCACTGGCCGAGCAACGTCTTCGTGCCGACGCTCGGCTGCGCATTGGACGCGCCGCCGTAGATGTTCGCGAGCACGCCCTTACGGCGCGTCAGCCGGTCGGACTCCTGCTGCGCGAGTGCCGCCTGGTCGAGCGTGACCGGGTCCTGTGTGGCAGCGTCCTGCGCCTCTTTGCGCTGTCGCTTCGTCTTGCGCGACTGGACGTTGTACCCGAGGAACTCGCCGATCTGCTTCGAGCCTTCGAGCGCGTCGTCCCAGAAACTACCCATGCGCGGACACCTCCGCGACGGACTGTCGGGAGGTGGGCCGACCGAATCAACTACCGCCGGGCGTACCGGTGCCGCTGCGCGCGGTTGATCTCGTGGATGAAGCGCGCCGCCTCGCGGGCGTAGTGCTCGGGCGGAACGTCACGGCGCAGCCGCTCCAGATCGCGCTGGATGTCCTGCAGCGTGCGGCGCTTCGTACCGGGCGTCATGTGACGGCGTACCCCGGACGGCGGCCCTGCGCGTCACGGCGCACAAGGCCGGGGAACAGTTCGCACATGCCCCAGATCATCGCGTCGGCCCGGTTCGGGCTGCCCTCGCCGATGTAGCCCGACGACGAGAAACCGAGCAATTCGGATTCCATCTTGCGGAACTCGCCCGCCAGCCGGCACTTCCCCGTCTCGAACAGCGCGGCGATCGGCTCCGCGCGTACCGCCTTGCCGCGGGATGCGCTGACCGCCCGAAACGGCGTACGCGGGCGCGCTGTCTGGATCACGTGCTTCACCATCTCGCCGCCGAAATTCGTCTCGGCCACGACGACGTTTGCCAGGTGCCGCTCCCATGCGGACACGGTCACGTTGCCCCACGTCGCCGGGCCCGCCTTCAGCGAGCAGTCCTCGAGCACGTACCCATTCCCGTCCTGCCCGAGCCCGCAGACCACGATGCCGATTTCGTCGTTGTCGAGGTTGTCCACGTCGCCCGACCCGGACGGGTCCACCGCGACGACGACCTTCGTCATCGGCGGCAGCGCGCCGTCCGTGCTGCGCCACTTGTCCAGCGCGATCTCGGAGAACAGCGCGGACGGGTTCGCGTCGGCCCACTCGCCGAGCAGGAATCGCTGCTGATCGCGCCACGGCAGCGACTTGAGCGTCTGCAGATACTCCGGCGACAGGTTGCGCGCGTTGTCCTCGGGGTTCATGCGCAGCGACGCATAGTCGCCGGGGTTCGGCAGCGCGCGGCCCGTCAGCGGGTCCTGCTTCGCGACGAACAGCCGGTAGGTCCAGTGCCCTTTGTTCGGCGGGTTGCAGTCGTAGAACATCCGCGTTCGCAGCGGGCGCCGGTCCACTCCGCTCGGCCGTGCAATCTCCTGATCCACCCGCTGCGCGAGGCGCGTGATCGCGACGTTGCGCGAGTCGTAGCTGATCTGGCTGCACTCGTTGAGGTAGATGGTCGCGTGTTCCTGCCCCAGCACCTTCTCGACGCGTTCCTTGTCGTCGAGACCGCCGAACCACACGAACGAATCGTTCGGCAGCCGCGCGCGCCAGAGTTCGCGGTCGAGCGTTGCCACCACGCCCGGGAAGCACAGGCTCATGACCGCCGGCCATGTCTGCTCGACGACCGACTGCCGCAGGTGGTTGAACCGGAAGCGCAGGATCGCGTGCGACGAGCCCGCCGCTTTCAGCCCGCGCATCACCAGCGCGCGCGTCAGCCAGAACGTCTTGCCCGACCGCGAGCCGCCGAACAGCATCGTATGGGTCGCATCGCCTGCGAGCAGCGACTGCGCTTCGATCTGCTTCGGCGTCGGCTCAAATGCGGTCGTCATTCTCGATCGACTGCACGACGATCGGCTTCCCGTTCAAGCCGCTCACCTCCGTGCGCTGGAGCTTCGGCACGTGGTACTCCGCCAGCTTCGCGACGATGTCGAGCGCGCGCGCCGGGTCTTCCGCGCCGACTTCGTTAAGCCAGCCGTCGAACTTCGGCGCGTTGCGCTCCAGCAGCGACGCGAACGCCTCGCGGACGTCCCGCGTGGCCTTGTTCGGCGAGCCTTTCTGCCGCCCGCCGGTTTTCCTTCCCTTAGCCATGACGTCTATACGCGTCTAGTTCAGATTACCCACCCTGCCGCGCGATGGCCCGCCGTGTACGGGATCGCGCGCGGGTGTCGTCGGCCTTCACGTCGGTCTCGAACCCGAGTTCGGCCAGCATGAACTCGACGATCCGCGCCTGTCGGATGCGGCCTTCGTCGCCGCGGAGCAGGTCGGCCACGGCGCCGCCGCCGGGGAGCATGGAGGCGTACTGCCGCACGCCATCCACAGCCCGGATGCAGCGGGCGCGCAAGAACTCGACGTGATTGAACGGCTCGACCGCGCTCACTGCAGCGTCTCCAGGTACAGGGCGGCCCAGGTGCTGCCGAGGACGAGCACGGCAACGCCGGATGCCACGGTCAGGGACCAGAACGCGGCGCGGCGGATCTTGGCGAGGGATGGTTTCACGTGGAGCACTCCTGCGGGTTGGTGGATGCGTCTCGGAGCACGATGTACACGCGCCCGTTCGGCACGACGTCGCCGCGCGTGATGCGCAGGTCGTCGATGTCGGCGTCGTCGCGGATGACGCCGCTGTGCGTCAGTGCGTCGAGCGGTGCTTTCAGCATGTTGTCGAGGTCGCGGGCGCGGCGATCGGGCGGATGCGCTGTGATCTCGATGGCGATGCGACCGCGCAGGTCGTCCATCGCGTAGCGGAACCGGAACGCGTACTCGGCGCGCATCGGCAGGCCAGCGCACGCGAGGGCGGCGTCTTCCGGTAGCCAGTCCGCGGAGCCACCCCGCCCCTCCATCACGCGCGAGACGTCGATGCCCTGAGAGGTCAGCAGGCCCGCGATTCCTTCGGTGTTCAATTCGCCGCCTCCGCCTGGTTATGCGTCTCGCACGCTGCCTTCGCTTCCTGAATCGACGGCCACTCGCCGAGGCGCTCCGGCTCGCGATGCGACGAGAGCCAGACGACGTACACGCGCCGCCCGTGGCTCATGTTGCTGTCGATCCGGTAGCGGTGACACGTCGACCGCATGAACCACGAAAGCGTCGCGCTCACTCGCCTCTCCCTAAATCTGGCAGGAGGGGAATCGGAGAAGATCCGAATCCCCAGCCGGGTAGTTCGCGGACGCACCTGTCCCTACCCCGGGTTTCGGACCCGAAGGGGACAGGGCGATCAGCCGGGCCGTCCCGCTATCGCTGGGTGGTTACTCTCGCGGTCGCCCGCGCCGGTTTTCGCGCCTTCCACCCTGAACCTGTGACGCGCCACGCTTTCCCGGACCCTTCCGCTTGCGTGGTCTCGGCGCTCGGCGCGGAAGGCTAGTGCCAATCCTCCGAGCGCCACGAAATCAGTGCAGTGCCTCCCGAATTGCGGCCACAACCGCATAGAGCCCCTGCTCCCGATGAATGTCGTTCCAGTCCATGCCGACGATCGGCGGCATCGTCCACATCAGGCCCGTCGCCTTCGCCGAGTTCTCGCCCGTGCGCGATGCGTCGTTGTC